GACCTGCCCATCATCAAGTCGGAAATACCACACGGTCCATCCCGTGTCCGGTTCGTACTCAGCCCACCGCTCGATGAACTCCGCCTGCTGGACCTCGGTCCCGTACTCCCAGATCAGGATATACGGATCATGCCCGTCGTTGTGCGGGCTCCTGTACTCGCTCACCACAGAACTCCTTGGTAGATATGCTCCCACTTGCGTCGCTTGGCGTCCCACGCCCTCTTCATCGAGTCGCTGTGGGACTCCAGGAAGAGATTTGAGAGCCTGTTGTCCGTCCGGTCTCCATTCATATGGGCAACCCTCTGCAAGGGCTCCAGAGGGCCGTTGAAGGCCTCCCAGACCATCTTCTGGACGTACTTCGTCCGTCGAATCCCACGGTCCCAGATCGTGATCTGAACGTACCCGTTCGGACGACGATATGAGGCCAGGATCTGACCCGTTGAGATGCGCCGAACCCTCCCGAGGTCGCTCACCTCGATGTCGTCGACGACCGAGTCCCGGAATGTCTCACAGGACGACTCGGCAGTGCTGGGGAATCCCACTTTCCTTTGCTCCTTTCACTCCGTCCTTCATGTTGATATAGTAGTCGATCGGCATGAATCCGTCCTCGTCGGGGTCCCACCTGCTCCTACGAGGCTTGACCGGCTTCTCCTCGTTCTTCCTCAGCTCGAGGTTGTCCAGCGAGCAGTTCTCCTTGTCCTCGTCCTTGTAGTCGATATGGTGGCCATCGGGGACCTTCCCGTTGAACGCCTCCCAGACGACCGTCTGAAGCAGCAAGGTTCGAGTCTGACCCTCTGCTCGGAACGAGACGACCATCTGACCGCGGTCCTCTCGGAACCGAGTGGCGATCCTGTGGTTGGTGGAGAAATTGATGACCTCCGCGTTCCTACTGACGCCGAAAACGGGCCACCTCTTGATCGCGACGAACTCCTCCCTCAGGTCCACCAGCTCGAGGTTGTCCAGAGCGCAGTTCCAGTCGTCCCCATCGATATGACGGAGCTCGTGATATGGCGGGATCTCCGTGTGATTGAAGTGCTCCCAGATGAGCTCATCCAGAAGACGCATCTGGATCCTGCGGTCGACGAAGAAATGGATGCAGGGCTTCCCGAAGCGGGACTCGTCGACGGGGACGTCCTTCTTCTTCCGCTTGGACCAGATGCGACCCTCGCGGAAGTACCCGTAGGACTTGGTGGATGGTACGGCCTTGCTCACTTCAGGTCCTCCAGAATATCGACGAGCTCTCCGAAACTGCTTGCCACTCCGATGATGTCGTGATCCTTGCGGATGATCCAGCTGGATACCAGCTTCTCCACGGTGAATGCTCTCATGCCCGGTCGACCCTCACAACGATCTCGTCGTCCGTCCATTCCTCGCAGACGAACATGAACAGCGGCAGATATGTCAGGTTGTCATCCAGCTCTGTGACGACCATCGCCGCGTTGGGGTCCTGATCGGCGATATCGCCCTCATAGCCGAATGCCTTGATCTTCCTCTTGACCTCTCGGCCGTCCTCGAGGATGAGTGTGAATGTCATCGTTCGCTCCTTCTCACAAGTACAATACCGAAAAACAGGACCTCAGTCCTTCTGACGAACCGTGATGGTTCGGTTCTCCTCGTCGACATCGAAGTCGCACATCCGAGCCGGCAGATACGACTGGGATCCGTACCCGTTGTCCACGAGGAGATCCCCGTTGTCCTGCCAGTCGACCGCGCCCTTGAGCTCCCAGTGACCGTTGCTGGGCCAGGCGTGGACGAGGACGTTCCACTCCTTCGGCTGGATCCTCTGGGCGACCAGGGTCTCGTTCTCGATGACGTCGAATATGCAGTCCGTGGACTTCATGACGACCTCGCAGACGCCCAGGTCATTGGGCTCGACGCGGACCAGCCAGGTCTCCTCGTCGCCCTTCTCGGTGTGGACCGTCTCGTTGATGTCGAATATGTAGGTGCGCTCCCCGGACAGACGGAGGTAGAGCCGCTTGAGCATTGTTCGTTCCTTCTAGAGATATGGAGGGCCCCAGGTCTCCCCCAGGGCCCTCCGTGGATATGGTTGTCAGAGGATGTCGTCGTACTGGGCGAAGAAATCGTCCCTGCGGAGAACCTCGATGGTGCCGGAGCTCTTCCTGACGATCCAGTCACCCAGACCGAACAGCGGATATGCGTTCCCGCAGTCCCTACTGATCCACTGCTTGACCGCTTCCTTATTCTTCTCGGTGATGAGGACCGCCTCGAATATGCCAGGACGCGGCCTGACCAGCCGGACCTTGAACTCCGATTCGTCCATCAGAACGGCACCTCCTCGTCATCCTCCTCTTCGGCGTACATGGCCTCGAGCTCGTCCTCCACAATGGTGAAGAAGCCCTTGTCCAGATATGCCGAGCAGAACTCCACGCCGGCCCGAGTGCGACCGTGGTAGGGACGAATGGCGATATCGGCCCGCTCGAGGTCTGCGAAATCGAGGGCGCCGACCGTCTGCTCATTCAGCAAGGTACGAGTCTTGCCCAGGATGGACACGAGCTTGGGAGGACGGCCTCCGAAGTTGACCTTGACCTTGATGAAGGGCAGGGGCTCCTCCGTCTCATCGCGGGGCTTCAGGGTCTTGATGTTGAATCCCTCGCGCTGGAAGTCCTCGACGGCGTCGTCCGGGATGATGACGCAGAAGGTGCGGGCGGAGTTGCCGAAGCGATCCTGGACTCCCGCGAAATTGCGGAAGAGGAGCTTGGCGTTCTTGATGGTGTAGATGTTTGATGGCACAGTTCGTTCCTCTCAATTGGATGGTAGACTTGAGTGAGTACCTGATCGACGATATGAGGCGGCGAGTAGAGTCGATACCTCCTATCGCACGTGCTGCCAGTCATGCTTCGTGTAGTGGTGCTTGGCCTTGTCCTTCAGAACCCCGGCCTTCTCGAGGAGGAACTCGAGGTAGTCCAGGTGCTGGGATATCTGATTGGCCATGTCGTCGATCTCATAGAACTGATCGAGAATGGCCCGACTCTGCTCCTCAGGGATGGGCTTGGGATGCAGCATCAGGCGCCCCTCTCGATCCTGACGATATGGCGCTCCTCGAGTTTCTTGAGCAGCCAACGGGCGTCGAGCTCGGATGCGACGATATCGTACAACCTGTCGAACCACTCGACCTGCTCGGGAGTGAGGAAGTCGTCGAAGTCCTCACGGAACATGTCGAGCTCGTACTGGAGAGCGGTCAGTCCTTCGTCATCGAAGTCCTTGAGCTGATCCTCAAGGCTGTCCAGCATCAAGACCGCGCCGGACTTGCTCCGGTAGATGACCTTGAGAAACGGGTACTTCTCCTCGATGACGATAGTGTCGCTTCCAAGCTTGTACCTGTACTCGTACTTCGACTTGTCGTAGATCGCATAGGGCTCCTTCACAGGATATGCGACCATCCGAGTACCCATGGCGTAATTGACGTGGTGAATGTCCTCGACGAAGTAGAGCCAGTACTCGTCATCCGTATCGAGGAGATACCACCCGGAGACCTTACAGGTCTTCCGCTCAGCTTCCTCCCCGTTCGGCAGAATAACACGGGAGGCAACGGCGGCCGCCCAGAAGGCCTTACCGTTCTCGACGTCCTTCTCGCAGATCATCTCAGTCCTCCTTCAGGACGTCGACGTTGGTGATCCCGACGATGAGACCCGCCTGCACGAGGCAGTGCACGAGATCCCGCTCGTCGAGCTCAGTGCGGCAGATATCGATGAGCCCCTTGACCTCATCGTGCCTCCTGGGACCGTGACTGCTGTCAGCGCACTTCTCGAGCTTCTTGATCAGGTCCTCGATCTCCTCGTTCGTGAGGTTGACCATCTCGGCCCTCAGGTAGCTGCGGTAGCCGTAGAGGATATCGGCAGCGGTCTGGGCGCCATCGTAGACCGACTCGGTCATTGTTCGTTCCTTTCGAGAAACCTAGAACCCGGGTTGGGTTCTAGGGGTGAGGTTTTCAGTTGGTGGTGAATGTGTCACTGATGTTCTTGGCCATGGCGAGCATGTCCTCGTTCGTGGCGTCGGGACGGTGCTGGACGCAGAAGTCGCGTGTCGCGTAGTAGGCGAACGTGGCAACGGCGAGGCCAACACCCATCTCGGCGAGGTGAGTGAGGACGTACTGCTGGGCGAGGGAGGGGCAGGACATGGTCAGTTCCTTTCTGATGGGGGTCTCATTATATGCCCTGCCCGTCTCGCGATTCATACCGTCAGGAAGGCGTCGACGTCCGTCCACTTCCCGATCTGCTCAAGGGCAGCATCAACGAGCTGCCTGCCGTATCGATCGTCGTACACGTCACGCCAGTCGCCTTGGACGTCCTCGTAGTCCAGCCAGAGATAACCCTTGCAACCAGAGACGTCGCCGTAGGAAATGAGCTCATTGCCCTCCTTGTCAGTTCTGTGATTCTCTCGCACCAGTCGACCTCCTCCGGGAGTACCTGGGACAACAGGAAGGAAGCTCCCGACACGGCCGACGAATTTCCGGTCATCCTCCCCGAACTCGAGGAACATGCGAGTAGTAACCGATCGTGTCTGGGCGACATCCTCGAGATCAAGAGGATCTCCGGAGAATATGGTCTTGAACACGAGCGGCTCCTGGAACTGCTTGCCTGTTGCGTGCCATCCGTCCTTGTCGTGGGCGATGTACACAGCATCATTGGCGAGCAGCATCCGATCGTAAGTGGCCTCGTGCTCGAATACGTAGCCGTAGCGACGGCCGAACTCGAAGACCTCCGATATGATGCGATCGTCGGCGTTCGGGATCTTGATCGAGTCCGTCTTGATGTGGGCAACAGTGTATCCTTTCTCCTGCACGAAATGCTTCAGGTCCACCATGAACAGGGCGCCGCGCTTGGCGACGATGTTGTCCACGTTCCTGGGATCCCTGAGCGGGTTGTCGAATTTGGCGGCCGTGAGTCCGTACGTCGAATTCAGAGCGATCTTCAGCGCATAGGCCAGCGCATCGAGATTCGACTCATCATCGAGATATGGAGCCAGCGCGCCATTCAGGATCTTGCGCGCCTCGTCGAGCTCCTTGTGCTTGATGAGGATACGAGCCCTCTTGAGCTCGCTGTACCGCTTGGTGTACGGTCCGAACAGCTGGAGGTTCTCGATCGAAGTTGGGTGCATCGACGCGATATCCAGCAGGGCCACGTTCTCGTGGTAACCCGGCTCGGCGTAGACGTAACCGCCCTCGCCGACCTCCTCACCACGATATGTCGACTTGCCGTACTCGTACTTGTAACCCGGGAACATCTCGGACAGATCCGTGTACTTCAGGTACTGCTGAGTGTTCCTCTGGCCCTGGAATATAATCCTGGTGGTCAGATTGTTGGTGCTCGAGTTGACTGGGAGACCCGCGATCGATGCGAGGATCTGACGAGCCTCCCAGTCTGCCTCCAGGTGATCCCAGACCTTCTCGGTCGCGATCACATCGTTGTCGCAATATGCCGCTACCTCCTCCCATCGGTCCTCGGGAACCGGCTCGTCCCAGGGAAGGCCGAGCTCCTTGTGATGGATGCCAAGCTCGATCTCCCACCTCTTCAGGGACTGCTTCTTGGCGGCGAAGTCGTAGATATCGGTGTACGACAGGTTGTACGCCTCCTTGAAGCCCTCCCTGATGAGGTTGGAGATGATCTTGCGGGACAGATGGTAGAGCTGCTCGTTCGAGTAGCCCAGGATCCGACCGTAGAGGATATGGTTGTCGTACCGACGGTTGTTGAATCCGACGAGCCTCTTCTCCGCAAGATCGGAGATCTCGTTCGGCGTCGGGTTGATCATCCTCTGGATCTCGTCCGAGCCCCGGACCTTCCAGTTCACAAGGAACAGGTTGGGGAAGACCTCGACGTCGAAAATGATCGGTGTGTCGTCCGTCGGCTCTTCGAAGTCCTCCTCATGGTCCTGCTCGGAGGAGAAATGCATCTCCTGAACGAGTTTGATGCAGTAGTCGGCCTGATGAGTCGACCTCATGGCGAACGTGAGAACCTTCTGACGAATATCGCTCACGTCGTACGGCATGCCGGACTCATAGGCGTCGTCCAGGATCTTCTTGATGAAATCGATGCTGGGCTTGGTTCCGGGATGGATCTCCTTGCGAAGGTTCCGGGATATGAGCTTACGGATCGACTTCTCGTTCTGCATGACCTCCTGCTTGATCACTGGTTGTTCCTTGACGGGCAGATATCCGACCTCAACCTCGGTAAGGCCCTGGTGGTCGGTGCACTCAGTGAGACGTCTGCGCAGCGCAGACTTGCCCGAGTATACCTTGCACTCGACTCCCGGGGCAACCATCCTGGATAGCTCGGACGGATCCCCCGGGTATCGATAGTGGATGTGGACTCCACCCCCCGATCGACTGAGTTCAGCATAGGAGGGAATCCACTTCCGAGCCTCTTCAAGGCATCGAGTGCGGTCTTTGTCGAGGTCGATGTCGATAACGATGTCTCTCTCGGGTACAAGGACATAATGCTCCTTCCTGGTGTCCAGATCCTTGAGAGTGGTGGTGACGTCGTCCCAACGATATGTTGGAAGGCCGTTCTCGTTGGCGTACTGAGCCGGTTGGTCCTTGTAGAGCTCGTCGAGATATGAGTCCCTCTCACTCATGTCGGTCCAGTCCGGAATCGGGCTTTCCGATTTCTCCCCCTGGGAAAATTTGGATTCGCGCAGCCCTTTGTATACCTTGCGCCTTTGAACTCCATCGATCCTGAGGCGATCGTGGAATTCCTCGAAGTAGTCCCGGATCTCATCCTTGAACTTGTACATGGGATACATGTTCCCGTCGGAGTAAGCCTGAGAGTACTCCTTGTACATCTCATAGATTCGTCTAAGAGGCACCCCTTCCTCATCATTCAACTCGTCTCGATAGAAGTCGAGGAAGTTGAAGATGGGGTTGGTCTTACTCATCATTCCGATCGGCTTGTAGTCGTCGTAATATGACGAGCCCTTGGCTTTGTAGACCTCGATGCAGTGTCCGACGATGGAACCCCGCTCATCCTCGATACTCGACATGATGTCATTGTACCGATGAATATCGAGCTTGCGACCCGAGGGCTCCACGTCAATAAGACGCCTCGTCAGCCCGCTCTTCGAGTCGGTGATGCGGACCGGCAGGTTGGTCCCTACGAACAGCATGGCCTCAGACTTGAACTCGTAGAGGGACTTGCCCTTCTCGTTCATGACCATGTTCTCGTGAGATATGAGACTGTTCAGCCGGCTGTTATCGGCGATCTTGGCCAGGTTCCCGTCGTGCTGAATGGCTACCCTAGGATTCGACTTGAACGGCTCAAGAGCGAACTGGTCGCTGGCTCGTCCGAGAGCCGCCGCGTCGAAGGATGAGATCCGATCATCCAGCAATCTCGAGAGAACATTCAGGAATGTCGACTTCCCCGAGCCGGCTGAGCCGTAGAGCACGAAGAACTTCTGGATCCACTTGGAGTCCCCCGTGAATACGGCTCCGATCCCCCATTCGAGCTTCTCCCTCTCGTCCGGATCGTAGAGGGTGCTCATGAGCTCCTCATAGGCCGGACACGGATCATCGCACAGCGAATATGTGAGCGTTCTAGTAGAATAGTCCTCCCGTCTGGGCGTCTGGTCGGCGAACAGGATTTTGCTGTCGAGCGGGTGATAGGTGTCCGACAACTTGCTCATCCATGACTTATAGTCCGCATATGTCTTGGAGTCGTAGTCCCCCAGATATCGTGCCCAGACGGAGCCCTCTACTCGTTCGGACGTCTCCCTGAAGTGGCGGGCGATGTCTGTGTCCACGATACGCGTCAAGTCGTACTCGTCAGTACTCCAGAAATGCGTCTCGGGATTGTACACGGCGTAGAAGGACTTCCCACGAATCATGAGGTCCTTGAATCGGAGAACACGCCAGGCCGGCCGTACCTCGGTCGTCCCCGATTTGAGGGCTCGCTCCTTAATCTCGTAGAAATCCATTAGACTCCTTATATGTCGTAGTTCTCCGCCAGATAGAGTTGCATCTGGTACCAGAGCTCAAGACGGTTCTGGTTCTGGAACTCATCCGACTCGTAGAACTCCGGGACGGACTCGAGGGGGAATATGCCTCCGCGTCCGTGGGAATCGTACTGACGGCTCATCCATCGCTGGACGGTCTTGTCGACCTTACGATCGAGGGCGTTGCCGCTGTTGTCGAACTGGTAGTCCGTGTAGTTGATTCCGAGGTTCTCGATCATCTCCCAGAAATACGGATCGATCCCCTCCTCGTCATCGAGTTCGAAGGCCATGCGATCGGCGAGCCCGAGGAGGACCTCGAGCACGCTGGCGGGGCTCTTGCGAAATGCCGGTGAGAGCTTGCCGCCATAGCGGTTCCGCCACTCACGACCATCCATGTCCCGATTACGGTCCATCATGGCGGAGTAGCGGAACTCGATATGGTGGAGCTTCCACAGGAGGTGATGACTGTCGAATATGCTCGGCAGCTCATCCTCGCTCTCGTCCAGGAACGAGAGCAGGAAGTCGAAGTACTCCTGTTCCATCAGCGGGATCCGGAGTACGAGTCCTCAATGATCTCGAGGCGAATATCGTAGGAGAGATCGAAGTTGCGGATCCACTTGACGACGATCTCGTCCGACTGCGTCTCGAGGTCGACGTTACCGAGCCACTCGCCCACGTTGTCGATCGTAACCATGTCTCCATCGCAGAGGATGCGGTCCTCCGTGAAATACATCAGGCCGACCCGATCGAAGTCGAAGGTGCCCTCGTCGTACTCGTCCTCCGTGATCTCGCGGATGGACTCGCCTTCGGCGACGGGTTCCTCCTCTTCCTCCTCAGGATCGTCCCCGATCTCCTCGGAAATGTCCTCCTCCATGGCGAATCGGAGGTACTCGTCCTCGATGATCTTCTCGTAGGCCTCCTTCATCTCGTTCGCTTCCTCAACTTCCTCGTCTGAGATCGGTTGAAAGACCTCGACGGAATACGCGACAGCCCGCTCGGGCTCCTTCTCCTTGGTCCACTTCTCATCCTTGCAGTCCTGCACGGCGAGAAACCCCGCCGTCAGACCGACGACGAGCGCCGGCAGCAAATGCATTATCGTTCCCTTCTTGTGATCAGTCGTCCGATGAAATAACCCAGCAGCAGGAAGAACAGCGCCTTCATCGAATGGCCAGCCTGTCGATCTGGTCCCAGATCACGCCGTCGACGTTGAAGTCGAGGATGAACTTGGTGACCTCTCGGCCGATGACTGGATCATAGTCTCGGTAGTTCAGGACCTCGAAATTGCCGAACTCGACGATGCCGTCGCCGTCCTCGTTGTCGTAAACCCAGCCGACCACTGCACCGGCGCTCGTCTGAGGAAGCCCGAGACCCTTGTAGACCTCGTTCAGGAGCAGATATCCACGAGTCCTCAGGATGTCGTTGGCGTAGTTCTCCTGGGCGTGGAGGATCATGAGGCTGTAGTCCTCGTTGCCCTCCCAGGCTCCCGCGTTCTGATCGAATACAACAGCATATGGCGAGACTCCGAGCTCTCTCATGAACTCCTCGGGCTTGAGCTGGAACTCGCGCCCCGTCTCTTCGTAGTACTGCTTCTTGGCCTCGTCGAGGGCCTTCTCATTGGAGTGGTCGATGATCTTCTCAACCGTCTCCTCACCGAGGCTCTCCTTCATCTTGTCCTGGTACTTGCGGAAGGACTCCTCAAGACCCGCGTAGGCCATGGACAGACCGGCGATCCTCTTGGCGGAAATGCGGTGAGCGAGGATCAGGGAAATGGCGGAGGCCGTCCCGATGCTCAGCGGAAGCGCGTAGTGCTTGACGAGACTGCCGGCGAGCTTGGTCCAGGCACGGGCCTTGGCGATCTGAATATCCTTCTTCTCGAACTTCTCCTCGTCCTCGGCCGCCTTGACCGTCGACAGCTCGTTCAGGTCCTCCCAGGTGGCCTCTCCGACGCTCAGCGTCTGCTTGGCCGCCAGGACCGTGGTGGCGGTGAATCCGGCGATCCCCAGACCCGTCAATATGGCCGGAGCGTGCTTCGAGGCCACGAGAGCGCCCTTGCCGATGAGGCGCGTGACAATGCTAAGGCTCATGATGCGAAATACTTCCTCTCGTTCAGCTTGTTGTATACAGCGATGACCTGTCCATCGCTCATCTGATTGACCTTGGTGACCCACGCCGGGGCGCCTCCGTAGGCCGTGCGCAGCTTAGCGCGCATCTGCATGACCGTCACTCGTCATCATCCTTCCGAAAGTCGTAAATGAATCCTACGGCGACCCAGAGAGCCACCGTCATGAGACTGAGCGCCACGAGCCAGATCTCCTGAGCGATCAGCCCGGCTGTGACCGCTAGCACCACCAATATGGCTCCGACTCCGTACGCTGTAGTCCGGTCCTCACTCTTCATCGAACGTCCTCCGGTTTCGGCAGATCGAGAATATAGCCGTTGCGGGCTCGGACGGCCCTGGTTCCTCGCAGGTCCCTCCAGCCCCAGTTCTCGTCCGTATACGTCTGGGAGATCCCAGCCATGCCGTACAGATCCCCGACAGTCGCCACGTCGTACTGATCGCAGATGCTGATCAGGTGGTTCAGGACGTCCTCCGCCTCGTTACGAGTGGCGAAAATGATGGACTCGAGATTGTGCTCACGGCGGTCCCTCTGTGTGTAGACCCGTTCGGTCGGTGTCTCTCGCCTGCCGTATGTCCTGTTGGAGTACGAGGTGTAGGCCCTGTTTGACC